ATAGAATCGTACACCGCCTCCATGATCTGCCTCTTTTCTATTTCTCTAGCCTGTTCTATTATCCTTGAAGGTATTTGAGATTCAAGTACTGGCCACTGTTCCAATAGCCAGTCTAATGCCGTCTGTCTACTTGTTGTCATCTCCGTAAGTTTCGTTGTAATGACTCTCTGCGTCAATTCTATAATAAGTACCGCCCTCTTGTAGAAGTCCTGTTTTTATTGGAGCTTTTTTTAAAAACTCAATCATCTGCTCCTTTTCCATTTGCTTGGCTTGGGCATAAATTTGCCCCATTGATTTATGAATTAAATCTTTATGGATTTTTTCAATTAACCATTCAACCGCAGTTTGTTTCTTTTCCATATCTACTCTATTGTTAAATTACTGTCCTGTAGTTCCTGGCGGATGTACTCTCTCAATCTGTAGCACACATCCATTTCTTCTGGAGTGGCTTCTCCTGTCCCTTCGAGGGCGGCTCCGTATTTATGCACGCTACGGAGTTTTTGGTCTAGTTCCCAGAGGAACATCTTGTATTTCCATCCGTCTAATGCGACACGCAGTTCTTCTGCCTCTTCTACTCGGTCAAATTCTATTGTCACTTTGCTCATAGCTTTTCTATTTCTTTGATTACCTTAAACCAGTATATGATTCTGATGGCGGAGCTGTCGTCATACTTATGCTCCTTGACCTCCTCTAGCATTTCTTTCACAGCTATTATTGCGCAATGCTTCGCATCCTCCTTAGCCTCCTCATCGTAAAGCAGTCCTGCTCGTAGATATATCCAATACTTGTCCATTAGCTCTTTGGCCTTTTCCTTTGGTGTCATAACTATTCAAATGTTTCGTTGTAGTAATCTGACGCTCCTGAATAGGCATTTGAAATAGTTTGACCATCTACGTATGCTTCTTCAATCTCCTTCTGATGCATCTCCTTCACCTCCTTGAGTACTGCGTTCCACTCCCACTTATCTCTTGGAGTTTCCCATAGTATTTCGAAGAGGACATCTACCGAGGTTTGATTCTTGCTACTCATTCTTTTTGGTTTTAAAGTTACACCCGACTTTAGCTTGGTGTTATATGGTAGCATCCTTTGCGAGGTCTATCACAGCTACTTGCAACGATGTCGCGACCATCTGCAAGGGACTCTGCGTTTTAGGCAGGTACAGTTTTAAGAACCACAATACAAACACCCCTCGTCATCATCGTCGATTGAGTTTGCTTGATTGTTAATTCGTATTGCCTCCATTTCTACCTGCTCCTTTGTCCATGTTGGATTGAATACAGATATTTGGGATTTTAGAAAGTTTAGTTTGTTGTCCATAGTTTAGATTTTTAGCGGCTCCAAATTTACTAGGTTAGCCGCCTATCCCTAATACTACTTATACTCTATTTCTCTTCTGCTTCTCGCGGATTCGACTCTTCTTCTGCTCCGCCTTGTTTACATGCTTGACAAACTGTTCTGAAGGAACGTGGTAGCCAATCTGCTTTAGATCTATCACCACCAAACTAGTCGGTGCGTGCAGCCTAATGTCGTTTTCAGAATCCACATGTAGGATCTCTTTGCATCTATGATGTTGCTGTTTCTCTTTCTTGACATGATCTCCTCAGGACTTGTGTTAAACACAGCCGCACAAGATGATAGGGCGATATTAATAAATTGATCCGGGTTATCAGAGATGTCAAGTGTATTGTTAATGCCGTCTAGCATTCTTTTAGCATCGTCTTTTAGGGTGTCGACCTCACCGTTAACTATTGTTTCCAAAAACTGAATGATTAGGTGTGGTTTCACGCACGATGTTAAGTCAGATATCATAGCTCAAATTCCTGTTGGTTAAATTCGGTGCTAAGATAGGAAGTTTTGTTGAGTTTTCCAACTACATAATATCTACCGCTAGGAACATCGTATTGCATCTCGCGGCTTCCCTGACGTCCCCAATGTTTGAACTTCACCTTCTGTACAAATATCTCCGGCATCGAACCACCATCCTCAAAGAAGTGGCGATACACCGATATACCGTTATCACACTTGTTATAGAAGTGGGCACTGCCTGCCATATCATACAGGGTAGCTACATTGTACTGCTGCGTCTTTGGATCACGCGACATCTTGGTCGGGTGGGCAACAACGAAGGCGTGTACACTATTCTTACGGCAGAAGTCGATTAACTTATCTAGCTCCTTGGAGATGTGTTGGGTTTCTGAGGTTTGGTAGGTGTGGTCTAGCTTGTTCCACGCATCTATGATGATTGCGTTAATTCCATACTTCTTAACTAGGCTCTTGGCGTGTTCTATTATGCTGTCTAGGCTATTATCCTCTTCGGGAGCTATGTAGAAGAAGTTGTCACGGCAGTAGTTCATGGCGGCTATGATTTCTCGGTCCCCCATATCATTGAACGCCGTACCCACTAACTTGCTAGCCACCTTTGAGAAGTGGAGCTGAAGTGGGTAGTTCTCAGGAGAGAAGATTCCAAATCTCCAGCCGTGCTTAACCGATAGGTCTACCATTATCTGATCTAGGAACTCGGACTTACCGTGGTTCGGTATTCCTGTAACTCCTGTAACATATCCCGGTACAAAGGTGAGTAGCTCGTTGAACGCGTCAATTGAGATGTCGCACCCTGGCTTCAAACCCTCTCTTCGTAGCCGCCAAATATCGTCCGCTATGCCATCTATGGTTACGATTCCCTCCAATGGATATTCTTCTGCGGCTTCCAGAGTTTCAGGTAGCGCAAGACGGTCCTCCAATAGAAGCTCGTTAGCGTCCTTTTTTCCAAAGAATGATATCTTCCTACACCTATCCTTTCCAAAGCGTCTAGCGAGCTCCTCCTGAAGAATGCGGCCCGGTTCGTCATCGTCTGTTGCAAGGTAGATTACCTTCACGTTGTCAAAACGGTCAATGCAATTGTCGACATACTGTAGACGGTTGTTTTTGGATGCTCCATTGGGAACCGATACAACAGATGTGATTCCAACCTCATGGTAGGCCATTGCGTCTAGCTCACCTTCCGTGATAATCACATACTCATCCTTGATACTATCAAGATTGTAGAATATCAGCTCGGCATCCTTGACTAGGCGGAAATTCTTCTCGGCATCACGATACTTGATGTTGATTAGCTCCCCATCGCGGTAGTAGTTGAACAGAATACAGTTCCTCTCCTGTGCTACCTGTGGAAAGAACATCCTTCCACTCTCCACGTTGAAATCAATCAGCGTAGAAGATGAGATGCCGCGATCCTTAAACCACGCCACAATCTTATCGGGTAGAGCCGTTGGGTTTGACTGCGCTACAGGTCGAGCATATCTCTGCTGCTCCTGCTCCTCCGACTTGCGTACAAAGCGTGCGTTGCAGTGGTTACAATGCCCAACTCCTTCTATCGTGTTGAAGCTCATGCACTTAACGCTTTTCTTCTTGCGATCCCCAGAGCATACTGGGCAGGACATACTATTCTCACCGCGTCTTTCAGCGTTGATGATGTATGTCTTTCTGTTTTCTAGGTTATAAATCTTCTCCGCTGCCATATTCTTCCTTTTGTACTATTTCTTTAACTGTGTCCCAATAGAACCTTACGTTCTTGTAGTCATCGCTCATGTCTTTTGTTGGAGCTACTAGTGCTAGCCATCCAACCTCGTTTGTCATTTCGTGTGCAATCTTGTAGGCCCCCTTGAAGCCGTGTGCTCCTATAAGCCGCTTTGCCTTTTGCCGTGGTGTCATCATACTATCCCTTTTTAAATCCTATTGGTCGAGTTTGGTAGTGCCATATTCCGTCCACAAGTTCCTTCAGCACATCCTCGTTGTAGTGGCGGTATTTATTAAATCCTTCATACTGCTCCGGGTTATCGACCTCAAATTTAAGTCGAGTGACGTCTATTTTGTCCTCCGGCTTGAACCAAAGTTGCATCTTCATCTTCCAGTTAAGAACCTGCTTGTTATTTTTGTCCTTCCAATCATTCGAGTTGTAGTAGTTGAAAGCCTGCTCCCCCTTTGAAGGAGAATATCCCTTTTCAAGAAAGTACTGCTTAACTTCACTAACGGTTGGTGGAACAAATTCATTCGCCGCCTTCTTTCTTTTTATATTTTCTTTCTTAATATCTGTATTACTGTATATGTTTAGTGTATCTGGTATTGCTTTGACCTCTTGGGCATCTGGTCTGCCAGATTGGGCAAATGGAGTTTCCATTCGGTCATATGGCTTGACAAACTCACTTTCGTTCACAAAAGCATACCATAAGGTCTTGTCAATAGCAAGTTTGTTATAGTTGCCCTTTAGGATAACACCGTCATTAACTAAATGCTCAATAGCAGTTCTAACCTGCTTCTCTGAAAGATAGTCAAAGTTCTTAGCAAGTTCCCTTAAAGATATATAGGTCCAAGTTCTTCCGTCCTTGAAGTTATATTTCTGATCTATGTTATGCTCAATCCAAAACTTAAAGTTCTTGATTAAAACTGCCTCTGCTAAACCATACTTCCTTGCATGCTCAACTTCAAAAGAATGTAAACTCATAGTGTTAAAAAATAAACCCCGTGACTTAGGAGTGGTAGCAGACACGTCCTAAATCACAGGGCTATTATAATGCTTTTCGTTAGCTGCTACTCTAACCGTCTTTCGACATGGCAAATATACAATCAAAAAATATGAATGCAACAAATAAACATATAAACACCGTGTTAATAAAAATATTTTGGTAAATGTAGAATAACCTACTATATTTGTGGAAAATTATATACTATGTTTAATATTACAGGAAAGGTGGTAGCAGTCGGCGAGAAGCAAACTCGCGGCAATTTTGATTTCATTGAGTTCGTACTTGAGAACTCTAAATCAGTAGGTGGTAATACCTACACAGACACATACGCGTTTACAATCGGAGGTAAATCGCTAGACAGCGTTATGACTCCAGAGGTTGGTGATGTGTCAGAAGTTAAGTTTAACATTCGTTCTAAGGAGTACAAGGAAAAGTACTATACAAGTTTGAATGTATATTCGATTGAAGTTAAGGAGGCGGCTCCTAAACAGGCAGGAGGGAAAAAGGCCGCACCGGTAACATCAGATGATGATCTACCGTTTTAAGATGATTGAACAGAAAGGGGGGTCAACCCCCTTTTTTGTTTTTGTAGATATTAACATCTAGAACCTATGTCGAATAAATTGCATAATTTCGTAAACATGTCAAACAACTTTGCTGTAGATAACAACGGTATGTTGCACTGCTTCATACTAATGGAGTATGACATGGACGAAACAAGGGAGGATGGAGTTGTTTCTGAGTGGTCGCCCTGCTATTTTTCAATAGCTGACGTTTTGTATATATCAAATAATCTAAACTCAAGAGGGGAGGTTTCGTTAAAATCTACCCTTGTATCTTTAATATCAGGTCAAACACTAACTCTGCGAGGAAACGCAAAAGAACTTGCTATGATATACAGCAACTTTCTATCAGGCAGGGACAAATTCAAATTCAACTAAAATGGCTAATAAACCGTCAACTACAGGTAAAGTTGCTATAGAGTATTTAAAGAAATACCCGAAGCTTCCAATCCTTACCATTGCTAAAAAGATGTTTGCTGATAACGATATGCTTTTTAATAGCGTAGATCACGCACGCTCACTTCTTAAAAACCATGCTGGATTGGGTGGTAAGGAAACTAGAAAGTCGGTTAAGCCTGATTTGCAAAGACCATTAACCTATAACTATACTCCTTTTAGCAATATACCTGAATCATATAAGTCGTCGCCTAGTTTTTTAACACTACCAATTCATCACAACAATATTCTTGTTTTGTCGGATATACATTTCCCATATCACGATGAGGATGCGTTAAGGGCGGCTGTACAGTATGGAATAGATAACAATGTAAATTGCATTTATCTAAATGGAGATATCCTAGACTTTTATGCGTTGTCTAGCTTTGATAAGGATCCAAGCAAGCCAAAGATGAAGGTTGAACTTGAGCAGGGTAGATGGTTCCTCAAAGAATTGAGAGCCGCCTTCCCTAACGCAGGAATCTACTATAAGATTGGAAACCATGAACATAGACTAGAGAGATGGTTAACCATTAAGGCTCCAGAGTGGATTGATACAGATGAGTTTGAACTTCAAATGCTTCTGAGATTTGGAGAGAATGGAGTTAAGCTAGTTGAATCTCAAACAGTTGCGTTAGCTGGTGACTTGTGTATCATACACGGACATGAGTACAGAGGAGGAGGAACGGTTCAGCCGGCAAGAGCGTTATACTTAAAAACAAAGAGAAATACTGTATGCGGTCACTTCCACAGAAAGTCGGAATTTGTGACACGAGATATACAAGATAATATACATGGAGCGTTTACAACAGGCTGTCTATGTGAGTTGAATCCTGACTATATGCCACATAACGATTGGGTGCATGGATTTTGCATAGTTAAATTCGATGCTACAGGAAAGTTTTCGGTGGATAACAGGATGATTATTAACGGAGAGGTTGTGTAAAAAGAAAAGGAGCATCCGATGACGCTCCTAATCTTAACAGGAAGGTAAGGCAAAACAAAAATACATTAAGGGTAATAGCAAATAACAGGAAGTTATTCCCTACTAAATCAAGATATTATGATAATTACGAAGGAGGAGGCGCTATCGTTAAATGTTGGTGTTGGAAGAGTATTGGTTCGCATACCATACGTCATTACATCAGACATTGTTTTTAACAACGCTAGGATATCTCTTCAGGCGGTAAGTGACGAGGCTAGAGTTATGTTAGGCGCTAGACACGGGACTGTTGTTTCGGTTCATCCAAAAGCGGACCTTGGTCCTCTTAACTATTCATGGGACGGCCCTGTTGAGGTTAAGGTTGGTGATGAGGTTTGGTTTACGCCTGATGCTATTGCTAAGATCTGTACCGTGCAGAGGGATGAGAGTTTCTACTTTGCCTATCAAGAGGGTGAGGAGATGGTCCATCTTTTAATCGTTCCATACAAGGAGCTTGTATTAAGAAAGGATAATAGTGGATTCCTTGCGCTAAACGACTACATAATTTGCAAGCGTGTTCCAATGAAAAAGATTAGTGAGTTTATTATCCTTGAGCATCTTGAAGGAGCTTCAGGTGATGAGCCGGATATCTTTGACGTGGTCTATACGCCGAGTGGTGATATACGATATGATTGGAAGAAAAACTTTCCTTTCAAAAGTGGGTGGAAATCAGTATCTTGCGAAGTGGGAGAAAGAGTAAAGACATTTAGAGGAGCTCCTGTTGACTTGGAATTTTCATACAACAGGACATTAGACCCACTTGTTTTTATTCAGTCGCACATTATAATGGCAAAGATAGATGGAGAATAAGTATTCTAAAATGAAATACAGAATCGACCGCGTTCCAAGTACGGAACAGGTTGTATTCAAATTTCCTGACCTTGCGCAGCACGGAACTGTTTTCGCCAATAACTTTGGATTACCGCCTGAGATAACTCCCGACTTTGTTCTTCGATATATCATATTGATGTACAGCCCAGGAAGTCCAGGTATAGATGCTTATCCACAGTTAAGTAAAAGAAAGACTTGGGCATTAAGAGAGTTAGGTATTGAGCCTGAAACGGATGGTTCGTATCCACAGATATACAATGATGTTCTTCTAAACAAGAACGCTAATGTGCGAGCGAAGATTGTTCTTTTCCTTAGATTGCAGCAACCTGAGGATTGGGCTATTATGATTCGTGCAGAGGAAATTCTGTATGACCTTCTTGAGATGTCTATGCCGGAGGATGCGGTAGACCAGAAGAACCACATCGCCAACATTGAATCTATTCGTAAGCAGCTAAGTGATGCTCGTACACGATTCATGCAGGGTGAAACAACAAAGGCTCTTGAGAATGAGATTACAAAATTCCTTGCTCAAGACAATCTTGGAATTAGACCGGAGGAATATATGATGTTTGCTCCAGATTCGAGGCCGCCATCAAAGATGAAATCAAACCTAATGTTCCCAGAAGTTGGCAACTAGTAAATGGCATAGCGAATATAAGCGAGAGCAGGAGTATGCCGTGTATCACGAGCATGACCCTATTCTTGAAACAGTTAAGGTTAAGCTTCCTACTGTTGAATCCTTTTATGGAAAAGAGTGGGATGAGGCAGTTCAGTTAATTGACGGATATGGTCTGCATCCAAAGAACCAAAAGTTTAAGCATGAGGAGGTTCCTGAAAAGCTAAAGAGCATACAGGATATTATCCGAAAGAAAAATAAGCTAAAGAAGAGGGAGGCGGTTACACAGGAGGATATTTACGCGGAGCTAGAATCTAATCGTCTTGAATACAGAAATGAGATTGAGTGGATTCAGGTTCAGATTAAACGCAGGTATCAAGGGTATTGGTTTTTTAATAACGGAGTTCCGACCTACATAGACGGTTGGCATTACGTGTATCTAAACTATTGGGATATCCAAAATGAAACACGTCAAGATTCACTTCCGTGGTATCGAGATTTGGATCGCCGCATATTCCTATTTGCAAAGTACTGCTACACAACAACAGATGCGGTATACAAATACCGAGTTACATATAGGTTTGAGGGAAACATTAAGACAAAGTTCTTTCAACGCATAAAGAACGCAGAAGAATTTGCTTCAAAGCATCCTGCTGCGTATGTTGATGAGGGTAAGTATGTTGTAGATATGGGTTACAGAACCTGCTACGGATATATCTTCCCTAAACGCCGTCGTATCGGAGCAACTTCGCAAGCCGCCTGTATATTATACTGCATAACCACAGAGCGTAAACAGCAGAAGGGTGGTATCCAATCTATTACAGAACGCCAGGCTAAGGAGGACGTTTACATAGATAAGGTTGTTAAGCCGTGGAGAAAGATTCCCTTCTTCCTGAAGCCGGCGCATGATGGAACCGACTTCCCGAAAGAGAAGCTGTCGTTTACATATCCGGCCGCAAGAACGCAGGGTGTTTCCCAGAACAGGATTGCTAGCCATGATGGTTGGATTGAATCGCGTGCATCTAGCGAAAGGGCTTTTGATGGACAGAAGCTGCACGCCTACCTTGATGATGAGGGTGGTAAGCACGGAGATAGCGGTGTTTCCATTCCGAGAAGATGGCAGGACGTTGTACGCAAGTGTTTATCACAAGGTTTGCGTATTAATGGATTGGCTATGTTCACTTCAACTCTTGGTGAGTTTGAAGCAGGTGGTGGTAAGGAATTTTTTGACCTAATTAAATCTTCATATTACGATGAGCGAAACGAAAACGGATTTACAACAAGCGGACTATTCACCCTTTTCGTGCCTGCATACGACGGGTATGACGAATGTGTGGACGAGTACGGCAACTCAATCATTGAAGATCCAGTGGAGCCTATTAGAAATTTGGAGGGAAACATGGTTTCCAGAGGAGCCAAAACAATCCTAATGAACACGAGGAAGGATTTGGAGGAGAAGGGACTTGATCTTCGTTTGAACGGAGAGATTCGAGATAACCCCTGGACACTTCAGGAAGCCGCCTCTAAAGCAAGTAAGAACAACAACTTCGACCTTTCTATTTTAAGAACACGTATTAATCAGTTGAAGTTTGACCGTCTGTTTAGAACTAGAACGGTTCGCCTAGACTGGGTAGGTGCATTTGGAAGTAATGTTCGTGTGACAGATGACCCTGAAGGTAAGTATGTTGTTTCGTACATTCCGTCAGAGGAACAGAGGAATAAGAAGTACTTCGATAGCGAGGCAAACACGTGGTATCCTTCACCTGAAGTTGTAAATAGATATATCTTAGGGTGTGACCCATTTAAGTTCAATAATCGGGACGTAAAGGGCCGCAGGAAATCTAATGGTGGTGGTGCTATGTTTTACAAGCATGATCCTGCGTATGACAGCATGGATAAACCGGTTGACCAATGGATAAGCAATAAGTTTGTTGTAACCTATAACATTCGTGTTGATGACGGTAATACCTACTGCGAGGATATGTTAAAATTGGCTATCCTGTTTGGAGCTCATGTGTATCCTGAACGTAACGTACCTATAGTTATTGAGAAGTTCCGCGAGTGGGGTTACGAGGGGTATCTGCTAAATGACCTAGACGCTAATGGTAAATTAGCTCAAGCACCCGGCCGATACACTACGGAAGCCGACAAGGAACAAATCTTCACCGAGTATATGAACTACATCCGACTATTCGGTAAGAATGATAACCACATAGAGCTTCTTGAAGAGTGTCTTGAAATTAATGACCCTAGCGAGATGACTAACTATGACTTATTCGCAGCAGGTGGAATGGCCCTGCTTGGATCCAAGAGCGCCTTCCCTAAATACCTGCAAGAGGCTAATTCAACGCGAGTTATGGATAACCTGCTAGAATTTTTTGATTAGGTTGAATAAAAATCAAAAAGTATGTTTTTTAGCGTACTCTTATATCTATATTTGTAACCAATGTTGAAATTCAGCGAAATAATCGGTTTTCCGTCCGATAATGTACCTAGAGAGCAAAAAGAGTCGCTTAGCTTTATTAGCCAAGTAGGTCAAGCTATCTATTCAAGATGGTATAATGGAAGAACTCTGTTTGGCCATAGTGCTACAGGATGGTTTCAAATGATGACTGACTATGCTGAGTCAAGACAGTCGTCTGCTCCGTATCGTGACTGGTTCCTAGGAACTAAGAATGATAAGAATAGTACAGATAGAAACTTCACGGAATATTCTCGTAAGGCATATACAAACGTAAGTTATGAGATTGTGAGCCCTGCTCCTAAATTCATTTCTACAATTAAGTCTATGCTTAGTGCAAGTGATTTTAAGGTTCATGTTGAATCTTTGAATCAGGAGTCTAACTACCAAAAGGCATACGAGAAGTGGAAGTTGTACTATGAAGATAAGTTAATCAATCCTATGCGTAAGGAGATTGGACTTCCTACTAAAGAGTATCCTTGGGTCCCTGCTAACGAAACGGAATTAGACATGTACGAAAGATATCACGGATTTAAGTTGCCGCTAGAAATGGCAATGGCTGATATCGCAGAGCATGTATTTCAAATTAGTGATTGGGATAAGATTAGATTGAGAACAATTGAGAAGTTAGTTGAAACTAATTTTTGTGTTGGACGTGTCTATACAGACGATGATGGATCTACAAAGATGAAGTTCATCAATCCAGCAGCATTTGTAACAGCATATATTGATGAGAGTGAAGAAGCAGAACCGGCATTTGCAGGTCATATCGAGCGTGTTCAGATCAAGGATATTAAGCATAAGCTTCTTAACCTTGGTGCTAGTCCACAAGACCTTGAGCAGCTTGCTAGAATATACTATGAAACTCAAGGTTATAGCGATAAGGATTTCAACTTCAATAGAAAGGATCCTGTAACAGGACGTTATATTTGGGAGGATTTCGTTGTTGAAGTTCTTCACTTTGAGTATAAGTCTAATGACTACGACTATTTTACAGGTCGTGAGAAGAAGGACGGCACTTATGTATACGCTCCTGAAGAGTATGGTGTTATCAAAAAGCCGTATGCTGACGGACGTAAGAGAAAGACAGATGTAACCTGCGTGCAGAACTTGTACACAGGAAATTATATTTTGGGTACTAGATTCGTTTACGATTACGGTATGCAAAAGAATATGATGCGTGACTCTAAAGGAAACGTAGCGTTAAGCTATTTCTTTGAGCGCATCCCAGGAAAGGCTATCGTTGAAAGATGGAAGCCGCATCTTGATTCTTTAATGTTGACTTGGATTAAATTGCAAGCCGCTAAATGGAGTGCTGCACCTAAAGGTCTTATGATTGATATTGGACTGTTGTCTAATATGGATATGGGCTTTGGTAAGATGACTCCGTTAGAGCTTATTCGTATCCGTCGTCAAACAGGTAATCAGTTCATTCAATCTAAGACAGACATCTTGAATAAAGGTGGTGGAGCTAATTCTATTCAGGAGCTTCCTGGAGGTATCGGACCACAACTCCAAGAGTGGTTAACCTGCTGGCAGGATGATATGAATCGTATCATGGACCTTGCAGGTATTACTCCTGCTATGGCTGCTCAACCGACTAATAATTCAGAGCAGGGATTAGGAGTAGCTCAAATGGAAGTTGATTCAACTAACCATGCGATGTATCCTCTTAAAAAGGCATTGATGAGATTTAAGGAGAAGGCTGCTAGAAAGGCTATCCTTATGACTAGAACAAACATTAAGTTTGATAAGGATGTAGAGAAGTATTATTCTAATCTATTAGGTACTGAGAAGATGAATGCCTTAAATTCATTTGAGGATTTGACTCTTGACCAAATCGGAATTACTTTAATTTCAACTCCTACAACTCAACGTAAACAGATCATTATGCAAGCCGCCCTAGAATCTATGAAAGTAGGTAAAAGCGGTCAGCCTGGAATTACAATGGGCGACTATCTCTTTATTGAGAAGGAGCTCGAGAAGGGTAACGATGAGTTTGCTTCATGGTACTTAACATTATCAGAAGAGCGTTCTAAGCGTGAAATTCAGGCGCAAAAGGAGAAGATGATGCAAATGAACGCGCAGGCTCAACAGCAATCAGCTATGATGGCTCAACAGGCTAAAGCTCAAGCTGACATAGCTGTTCAACAATTGAAAACAGAACAAATGCTTACGGAGTATCAACAAAAGGCACTACTTGAGCAGGTTAAGCACAACCACAGAATGGCTGAACTTGCACAGGAGGGTACTCTGGAAAAGCAAAAAGAGGTAGAAATATCAGGTAATCTATAATAACATGGAAGGTAACGAAAACAACTATTTGCCAGCAGATGTTGCTGCAAATGCGGCTATCGAAGGGTGGTCACAAGATCGCATCGAACAGGAGATGCAGAAATACACAATGCCGGAAGGTGTTGATGAAAATACAATTGATAATCCAATTGAAACTCCTGTAATAACAAAGGATGAACTAGCTGCGGCTGCTTCAGACGAACCAAGTTCGGAGCCGCAATCAACACCATCATTTGACCTATCAGAACTAGGCTTTAATTCAGTAGATGAGTTAAAGAGTTATGTTCAAGCGTCAAAAGGATATAAGGATGATGCTGCTAGGTATAAAGAGGTTGAGGACATTGTTCCATTTGCACGTGATATTAAAAATCCGTTTGCAAACGATACTATCCACCGCCTAAACAACTTCGTTCGTACTACTGGTATTGACGATTTGAATTTAGCTACTACAATCCTTAACACATCAGATGATTCTCTGAAAACCAATCCTGTAAAGGCTTTGGCTATTTTAGAAATTCTAAACGATAAGGAATTAGCAGGTCTTGGTTTGGACCGCGTAATGGAATACGTGGCTCACAAAAACAACATGGATGTGGACTCTACGTTCGATTCAGTTGATGAAATGCCTATTGGGCTTCGCATTGAAGCGCAGAAGGCGTTAAAAAGTATTGAAAACAAACGCAAGGAGTTCGATACTAACCAGGATTATTTCACATATTTGCAAACACAACGCAATGATAGCCAACGGGCTATGGATGAGAGAAGTCAACAATGGGAAACTGTGTTAGCACAAGTACCGGAGAAGATGAAATCTATTCCTATTAAAGTTAATGTAGAAGATGTTGGAGATGTAACTATAGACTTCGCGGTAAGCAAAGAGGATCTAGACCGTTATATCCCTGAAATCAAACAATACATGACTGGAATGGCTCCAGATGAACAAGGCGTACAAACGGCTATGAAAGTTCTCGAAAACCGGGTATGGTTAGAAAACAGAGAACAAATTATGAAACAAGTACTGAAGTCTGCGGCTGGCAAACTGAAGGAAGATACCATCAGAAGTGTACATAATGGTGGGAAAGTAGTAGACCGTAAAGACGCTCCGTCAGGAGATATTAAGGAAAGTCCACACCTATCGGCAACTCGTGCAGCGTTAGGCTTTTAAAAAAACAACTTAAAAACATTTTATAAAAATGGCTACAACTAATCCAATTGTAAATCACTCGTATGGTACGGGCGCCGCGAATTACGGCCAACATACGCTTTTGTCGTCTATCGACGCACTTCCTCCAGACGTATCAACTAAATTGTATCGCCGCTTCGGTGGTCAAGGTTTGGAGATCTTAAACCTTTTAATCGCTCAAGGAGCTAAGCGTGTTATCACGAACTCTAATGGTGGTTTCCACTTTGAAGAAAATCGTTACCACAGCAAATTAGCTGCTACAGCTATTGGAGCTTGGGCTGGAGGTTCTCCAACTGAATCTTTCACTTATGATGCTTCTCAAGAAGTTGATTCTACTTCAGTTCAGTACTACGCATATCCTGCAATCGGTGACTTGGTTATTGACCTTGATACTGAACAAAAAGGACGTATTACAGCTAAATCTAACTCAGGTGATATCTTCACTTATACTGTTGTTACTTTAGATGGTTCTAACTGGTCTGCAACAAAACCAACTTTGGTTATCTACTCTTCTTCTTTCGATGAGGATACTGCACAACCTGAGGCAAAGGCTAGCTACTGGGAGAAATTTTCTTTCCAATTGCAACGCCACAAGACAACTGCTAAAATCACCGGTGATGCTTTGACTGACAAACTTTATCCTGTAATGATGGATGATGGTAAGTCTTTGAAAGGATTCCACACACACTTGTTTGCTCAACACGAATACCGTCACCTTTTGGGATTGGTTGGTTCTATGATCTACGGTGATGTTACAACTGCTGCTGGACAACCTTCTACTACTAAGGGTATGGTTGAAACTTTCAAAGATCGTGCTGTTCAAGAGGCTTGGACTTCTGCAACTTTGGTTGATGACTTCTATAACTTGGTTAATGGATTGAAAGCTAACTGGGTTGGAACTGACCTTATCGGTTTGTTATCTAAAGATCTTTATGTTGCTGCTGAACAAGAATTGTTGAGCTACACTAACAACGTAAACATCGCATCTACTCGTCAAGAAAGTGCTAAGACCATCTTCGGTAACAACACTGACTTCGAAACAATGATGTCTACATTCGCGTTCAGCACTATTACTTTGAACGGTAAGAACTTAAACTTGAAATCATTTGACTTGTCTTATGACCCAGTTATGTTCGGAGCTACTTCATCTGCTAAGTTTAAAGACTACGGATTCTTTATCCCTGCTGAGAAGTCTGCTGATGCTCAAGGTGTATTGCGTAACTGTGTTGAATTAACATACAAGTCTATGGACGGTGAAGATCGTTTCATGAAGGTTTGGGATGATGGAGCAGCTTCTCCACGCCGTCTTGGACCAAACGACAACTATGTTGTTTACATGTTGACTCAATTCGGTTTCGACTGGTTCAAAATCGAGCAATGCGGTCTATTGTACAAATAAGATAGCTTATAATAAGGGTGGGGACAAAGCGTCCCTGCCCTTTATATTTTCAAATTAAAATTATAAATCATGTTATACAGAGAAGGCAAAAGGTTAACAAAAGAGGATTTGCAAGATCATATTGAAATCCTAAAACAAACATTCCCATCGTTCTTTAGAAAGCAGGGAGCTTTACCTATTTACTACAACTACGCTAAACATAGAATGCGCGTTGTAGATTTGTTCACTCCAGGTGGAGATACAAAAGTTGGAAATCGGGTTATCCCACCAACACCAAAAGGTATTAAGTCTATTGGACACGATATGGAAGATGGCTTCAATGTAGAAGTTATTTTCTCTAAATCTGCTCCAAGCTATTCAAATGGAGATTATAAGTTTAGTAATTTAAACTTTCAACTCGCTCATAGTTCTAAATTAGAACCGTCAACAGACTTAGAGTTGTTAATTTTCTTATGGTTCTATTGTCCTGAATTTAACAATAACGATTGTGCTTATAAAAAGGATAATGCTGATTTTACTTTCATTATTCCTGCTGATGATGTTGAAAGCAAGTGGGATAATATCTCGGCACGTCGTAAGTTTGAAGATGAGATTCTTATCGAAGGAAGTAGAATTTCTTTTGAAATATTAAAAGCAGTAATGGCTAAAATGAACATTCCTGTAAGAGATGAAGAGAAGGTTGATCGTATCACATTATTTGATTTAGTTTCTGGTTCTAAAGCATCTCAAGAAAAGTACTATACAATCAAGCGTTCTATCGCCCCTGAGCCAGAGGTTGTAACCTACAAACCTAAAGTTGAGGAAGCCGCTAAAACTATAGAAGCAGTAGTAGAAACAACAAGCTTAAAGAATCGAATTGTTGCTTTGATTGAGGCTACCAAGATTTACAATGACGGTACAGATTGGAAGATTAAGACAGGAGGAAAACCGAAAGCTATTTGCAAGGTTGCAGGCACAGGTGAGGATGAGGAAATTTTCAATCTTATTGAGTTCGTTACTAATGATTTAGCAGCTCAAGAGGCTATCGAGAAATACTCAAAGTAAAGTAGAATAAATTATTAAAAGGGCGGTTGGATTTTCCTCCGCCTTTTTTAGTTTTGTACAAACGTATACGTATTATGGCACTAAATTTCAATGTAACAACTACATTTAACGTAGCTTCTAAAACTGTTACAATCAACGATGGTACTGACTATTTGAATCAGGGTATAAATCCATCTATAATTACAGTTAAAGGATTGATTTTAATGACGGGGCCTAGTGGTTCTGCGTTCATTAATCAAACAAGTTTATCAACGCCGCCAATTGAAATTAGCAATGGTCAAACAACATCTATTGGATACAACCTACCTTTATTATCAGGTAATATTCTTAATGGAGCGTATGACTTAACTTATACAGCCAATCTATCTTATACAAACACTGAATGTTATATTCTTGATGCAAACGATATATTTGTTGAAGGAGTTGATTTAACAGATGTTATAGAGCCAGGAGATTTGATTCAATTATCATCTTCTCCTATTGGTAATAATGGTTTTAAAACAGTTTCAAGTGTTACGTGGGACGGAACTGCATCAGTAATTTTTACAGTAGAAGATTTAGCAGAAGAAGGAGTTGTTACATTTTCATTCTCAATTAATCGCGTATTTAATGGAGACTACACATATTCGGGATGCACACTTCCAACATTGTCTATTTCAACTGTATATGATTGTCAGTCTAGTCAATTTGGCTCTATTACGTTTACAGACAACACAGACTATTTAAACTTCACGGTTAGCTCTAGATCATTGAGAGCTTATTACCCAAACGGGTTATATCCAGCACCTGCTGTTAATCCTCAGACGACTACATCGTCTATTTTAACTTTGACAGAATTAGCCACAGGAACTTGGACAGCCGCGATATCAGCGACATTAACAATTACTCAAGATGACGATTTAGTTCTGTTAGCAGCGTTGAACGAATCGGTAGAATCAGTAGTCACTTGCGCAGGAACACTTTGTGGTTTAGATGAGTGTATTAACGCTCTTTATACAAAGCACATGGATGCTTTAAACTGCGGAAGTACAAGCCCATATCAAAAATATGTAGATGGTATTGCTCTTCTTTATCCATTAGCAAAAGAATCTCAAGCTTGCGGAAACTATACAGACTACGAGAACTACTACAACCAAATGGTTGACCTATTAAGTGCTAGCGGAACAGATTGCGCTTGTAACTGCTGCTCTTCAGGAAATGGTCCTCAGTGGGTAGACAATGCTTCTCAAACAGGAACTCCTGCATTTGAAGCACTATATGCAGCATATTTAGAACTTCAAGAGTCAGTAGATAATATACCTGAAATCATAGGCCCACAAGGTCCAATTGGTCCACAGGGTCCTGAAGGTCCTGCTGGTATTCAAGGTCCTGAAGGTATTGAAGGCCCTGCTGGTATTGAAGGTCCAATGGGTCCTGCTGTACCTGCCGGATTAACATGGGAGGGTTATTGGGATACTGGAGTTACATATCAAACTTATGATGTTGTATTAGACGATTCTAACGGCACAATGACATCCTATGTTTTAATTGACGGTCCATTAACATCAGACATTCCTCCTGCATTTGACACACTTCATTGGATTGCTTTAGCATCAGCTGGTGCTCCAGGTGTTCAAGGTGTTCAAGGTCCTACTGGATTAACAGGCCCTGAAGGTCCTCAAGGTCCAATCGGACCTCAAGGAATTCAAGGAGAGCAAGGTGAAATAGGACCTCAGGGTCCACAAGGAATACCTGGAGTTGGAGTTGTTAAAATAGGTGGTTATTACAACTCAACGGTATCATGCCCTCCATCAGCTTTAACAGCACTTAACATGTTTTTAATTTCAGCTAATCAAATTGTTAGGGAATTAATTGACGTGACTATTCTTTTAACAAAAGGAATCACATCATCTGGAGCTACTGATATTGTATATAAGCTTATCTACAAGGTAGGAGCTCCTGTAAACACTTCAAATTATGACGGTTACATTAGCTTAATTGGAAACACGTCAAACGGAACTCAAAATATCTATCAGTTAGTTAACGCTTACGGAAACACGGTATCAACAACAAGACTTACAGGTCAATTGATAGCTGAAGCTGGTGAGATTACTAAATACACGCCTTCTTTCAATGGAAATAAAGCTAGCACTGGAGGTTTTCAAGTTCAAATGTTTTATGGAGTTGAAGTTGAAACAGGAGCAACCGCGATAGACTGGACTCAGGATATGTATTTTTCGATTGCTGTAGATAGAGTTGGCGGAACGGTTCCTGTAGATGTAACTTTAGAAACTTTTAAATTCTCATTATAAAAATAAAAATATGTTCATAAAAAATTGGTACTACCTAAAAAAGAATGCCGCAGGATTAAAGAAGGAAACTATTGAAAACCCTTCTGACACTTATATTAATGTTGTAGATGTTAATAGTCCGAATAGCGGAAACATTATGTCTATTAATGATTTCTCGTCTAACGCAACGCTAAATGTCAACCCTGATTTATCAGCTGAAGGAACAACACTAGCAAATACAGATTTAACATTATCTTATGGTGTTAACATAATAACAACAGCGACAGCCACGAATTACGCATGTAAATTACCGTTACCAGTAACAGGTAAAATGGTTTATGTTATCAATAAATCTAATATGTCTGTATTACTGTACCCTTCAATGGCTGGAGGTCAAATCAACAATAATCCAATAGACGCTCCTGCTAGCATTCCTCCTGACGGAAGATCTTATCAATTTATCTGTACAGAAAACCCTCTTCCGGGAGAATGGACTTGGAACCCTGCAACAGTTGCTCAATACGATAGTGGTGTAATTACTGTAGCTAATACAGGAACAATTGGAAATGGAGTTATAAGTGCCGCTGATAGCACTCAATATGTAATAGGCACAGGTTTTTATGTACCTACAATTTGGTCATACAACGGGGCTTTTAAACCAGGGTATCCAACACTTATTGTTGATAATGTACCTGGTTTTATAGGGATTGGTTTTCAACCGTCAAGTCCTTGGGCTAGTATTCTAAAAGTTAAAGTATATACAAATATATCATCTACAAGTTTAGGTAGCTTTCAGTGGGGTATTGCATCAACTATGTCGATAAACGCTTATTTGCCAGGGACAACTACATTTGATGATACGGATCCGATAAATTCATACTCAGCAAGTGTTTTAGGTGGTTTTGGAACTGTAAATCAAACTGTTCCTGGGGCAACTTTAGGAGTACATCAACTAACAACAAAT